TCCGCGCCATGGACGACTACGACGGTGCCGGTAACCCGACCTGGTTCGCTGAGCCTCACATGGTCACCGAGATCCTTCTGCTGAAGGACAAGATGGGCCACCGCCTGTTCCGCAGCGTCTCCGAGCTGGCTGACTATGTCGGCGTCTCGAAGATCGTCAAGGTCCCGCTGATGAAGGGTCTGCAGCGCACCTCTGCCAAGAATGGCACTGTTGATGCTCTGGGAATCATCGTCAACATGACTGATTATACAGTTGGTGCCGACAAGGGCGGCCAGCTGTTCGCGGCTGAGGACTTCGACATCAGCTTCAACCAGTACCACTACCTCCTGGAGACCCGCCTGTCCGGTGCGCTGACTCAGCCGAAGTCTGCGATCATCGTTGAGCGGAAGACCGAGGACGGGAACGTCGTTCCGGAGCCGTGATAGATGGCCAAATTCTTCGGTGACATAGGATTCGCTACGCAGGTCCAAACTTCGCCGGGAATTTGGGAAGACAAGATCATCGAGAAGCAGTACTATGGCGACATCTTCCGCGAAGCACGTCGCTTTAGTGGCAGCGATGAGATTCTGGGATCAATCAACCTGAGTAACCAGATCAGTGTAGTTGCTGATGGTTACATCACGGATAACGTTCAGAATCTCAGGTATGTTCGCTGGCTGGGGGGACTTTGGAAAGTCTCATATGTCGAACTGAAGTTCCCCCGGCTGGTTCTCGAGATGACGGGGGTGTATAATGGACCGACGCCTGGCTCTCCATGAGAAGCTGGTAGATATCCTCGGGTCTGAGAATGTCTATTATCAGCCACTCCCGTCAATCAAGCTCTCGTATCCGTGTATCATTTACGAGAGAAACCCGGGCGATCCGATGTATGCTGACAATCAGAAGTACATCAAGGCGAACCGGTTTCAGGTGACCTTGATCGCCCGCCATCCCGAGGACCCGACTAGGACCAAACTCGAAGATCTCCTGTTCAGTCGCCACATGACTCGACAGGTGACCGATAACCTCTATCACGACATCTTCGATGTCTATTACTAGGAGATAACATGGCTGCACTTGTCTGGGACAAGACTGGCGAGCGCCGTATTGAGACTGGTGTTGATCGCTGCACGCTGTATGTGTACGACCCCAGCGCCAAGACCTACGGCAAGGGCGTTGCTTGGAATGGTATCACCGCCATCTCCGAGAAGCCCGAGGGCGCCGAGGCTACCGACCTCTACGCCGACAACATTCTGTACCTGTCTCTGCTCTCCGCTGAGAAGCTGAAGGGTACGATCGAGGCTTACACCTACCCCGACGAGTTCGAGGCTTGCGACGGCTCTGCTGAGCTGACCAAGGGTGTCAAGATCGGTCAGCAGGACCGCGTTGCCTTCGGACTGGCTTACCGCACCAAGATCGGCGACGACGTTGCGGGTCAGGACCGAGGCTACAAGCTGCACGTTCTGTACGGCTGCAAGGCTTCTCCCTCGGAGAAGGGCTACAAGACGGTCAACGACTCCCCTGAGGCGATCTCGTTCTCGTGGGAGATCTCGACCACGCCCGTCAACGTGGCTGGCGCCAAGCCCACCTCGCTTCTGACCATCTCGTCTCTCGACGTCGACCCCGGGAAGCTCAAGAGCCTTGAGGCCAAGCTGTTCGGTGCCGACGCTCAGGGTGGTGGCCAGGCTTCCGAGCCTAAGCTGCTGCTGCCTGACGAGATCAAGGCCCACTTCGCATGATGACTACACCGGGGGCTCAGAGACCTAGATTCCTGGGCCCTCGGTGTCTGCGATGCTTATAGTTTCTATCCCTGAGGTCGAGGGGTTTGACGAGGAGACACAGTCATTCGTCTCCCTGCCCGGCGGAGAACTACACCTGGAGCATAACCTGATCGCACTGTCAAAATGGGAGTCGATCACCCATAAACACCTCATCGGCAATGAAGATGTCTCACCAGAGGAGATGCTCCTCTACATCGAGTGCATGATCACTGATGAGGAATACAATCGTGAGCTTCTGGATAGACTCCCCGCCAGTGAAATCGAACGTGTAAGTAATTACATGGCCGACACAAAAACGGCAACCACCTTCGTTAAGAAGGGCAACAAGGACGGTTCTGGAGAATACACATCCTCGGAACTGATCTACTACTGGATGATCGCATGCCAGATTCCATTTGAGTGTGAAACCTGGCATTTGAGCCGTCTACTAACGCTGATTCGAGTCTGCAACGAGAAGAATCAGCCCGAGAAGAAGATGTCCCGGTCCGAAATCCTGTCAAGGAACCGGGATCTGAACAGAGCTAGGCGCCAAGCGCTTGGCTCGAAGGGATGAGTATGGGAAAGCACGAAGAGTTCCCTGACGAGGCATTTGCCCCGCAGGCTCACATCGGCACTGACCCTATGGAAGACAAGGACATTCACGTGTCCCAGACTACTGAGGTGATGCAGTGAGCGTTGCACAACAGGTCCTCGCTCGAGCTGCGGCGAGGATTGGTTACTATGCTCCAGATGACCCACAGCCAGGATCCGAAGCCGGTCGTTACTGGGCCGCACGATCTGGTCAGCAGTGGCTTGCTGGACCGTCCGACTCTGTGTGGTGGTGTATGCTCTTCGTTAGCATGTGCCTGGACGAGTGCGGACAAATTGACGCTATTGGCGGGTTCTCTTTCAACACAGATTATACCGTTAACAAGGTCCGTCAGCACCCCACGGCTTATTTCGTGTCAGTTTACGACGCCCAGCCCGGTGATGTCCTCATCTTCAACTGGGACGGCGGCGGAACAGACCATGTGGGATTCGTCGAGAAGAATCTGGGAGGCGGTACGCTCCAGACTATCGAGGGCAACACCTCTTCCGGAGATTGGGGATCCCAGAGTGCCGGTAATGGTGTATGGCGGCGTGTCCGTAGCGAATCGATCGCCTATGTGATCCGTCCTGCCTACTCAGATGGCGGAGCCAAGTCTGGTCCTGCTGACATCCGCGCTCTGCAGCGGGCCGTTCGGGCGAACCCCGACAATGTCGCCGGTCCGAACACCCGTTCTCGGTGTTATGCCCTGTCCTGCGCCTCCTCTTGGGGCGGGAAGACCTTCCCCTTCGGCGTTAAGTTCACTCAGTCCGTTGTAGGAACTGAGCAGGATGGCATCTGGGGCGAGGCCTCTGAGGAAGCCCATGACGAGACCGTCGAGAACGTCCAGCGTGCAGTTGGATCTGAGGTCGATGGCGTCTATGGTCCCGATACAAACACTCGAGTAAACGCGATGCTTGATCGCGCCGAACAGCCGTAGGAGGCTAAACAATGGCAGCCCCATACTGCACTTTAACCGGGACAATTCCGGGAGGAGAAAAGGGTCGGGCAATCGTTCGAATCATTCCTGACGTCGTCGGTGCTACGGCAACTGTCAACGGGGTCACAGTTGGTATGCGAGAGCATACTGTTCGGACAGACCAGGCTGGTGCTGTCAATGTTGAGGTGCTGGCTCCGGGCGCTGGAGTTACCCCCTCTGGCGCCTGGACCCACACTATCTATGTAGACTCCCCCGGGATTGATCTCGTCAAGCACCTGGCCCTTACCCAGGGCGGAGAAATTGACATCATGGCCGCCGATCCCACTGATGAGATTGCCCCACTCCCTTTCGGTGGTGGCGGAGGCGGTGGAGTCGGAACGCCCGGACCCCCTGGACCTCCTGGGAAGAATGGTGCCCAGGGCCTTCAAGGCCCCAAGGGTGACCCCGGGCCCAAGGGGGATCCTGGCCCGAAAGGCGACACAGGACCTCGAGGGGAGCAGGGGCCTCCTGGACAGGCTGGAGGAGCAGCATCTCTTCCGGAGTATCTGAAGGAAGCAGCACTCAATGCGAAGTTCCTGACAAATACAAATGCCGCATCGACCTATTACTCCCAGTCTGCTGCTACTATCGCTCTCGCCAAGAAAGCAGATGTCGCTCAGCTAGCCACTAAGGCAGACCGAGTAGACCTGAACGCCACGAACGCGCTTGTGGCGAAGAACCTGAACCCATTCCAGACTGGCGCCAGGTATTACTCACCGGTGACATACTACTGGCCGGACTATTACCAGGATGGTAAGCCCGGACAATTCTCAAAGTGGGCGCAGACTCTCAAGTTCCGTGATGAACTTGGGTATGTGATCATGAACCGCAACAGCGGGGACTGGGAAGCCTACGAGAAGGACTTCAAGAAACAGGCCGAGCTGGCTCTTGCCGCCGGAGCAAAGAAGATCCTGTTCTACATCAAGACTCAGTACGGCGCTGCAAGTCTCGGGCACGATGATCCTGGTCGAGCGGGCATTCCAAACCCCGACAAGTTCTCGAAGGAATACATCCTCGAGCAACTCAAGCGGGCCAAGCAGTGGTATGGCGATCTTGTCCAGGGAGTCTTACTTGACGAGGTCATCAACGGCTGGGGAACCCAGGCTGGACGAGTCCCGTGGTATAAGGATCTCATCGACACGATCCGTGCCAACGAGGGATTCAACTTCGTTATCGGGATCAACACCGGATCCAACATCTCTGAGGAGATGTGCAAGCTTGACTTCAACGTCTGCATGATGTATGAAGGCACTGCTCAGAAGTTCCTCACGAATGATGAGCAGACTCCGATCCTTCCGGCCCATATGGCCGAGTATCCGTCGACTCGTTGGTGGGCTACCGTCCATACGACGAACTCTCTGAACTACCGAGAGGTGTTCCAGAAACTTGACTCGCTCGGAATCGGCCACGTCTACGTCACCGATGGCGTTCTTGCCGAGGACGGTCAAAATGGTGGTCAATGGGCCCCAGTTGGCAACCCTTACGCTAACCCGCCTGGTGAGAAGATCCGTGAGCTAATCATTCCATGGATCAAGGGCTACCTAGAGCTCAAGCTCAGAGTCGACGGTATGACATCCGATGGCTCTAAGATCCTCGTTCTCGGTAAGGACGATCCGGTTCCTGCTGGTACTCCTGCCGGAACAGTGATTGTGAGGAGAGCTCGGTAATGGCCAGCATGCTCCCAGTTCTGGGAACGTGGTGGTTCGGTAATGGTCGACAAGATGGCGATGGGGCATACATTAATGTAAACTCCTCAACCACTCCATACGACCAGCATGCCATTCCGGTTCTCCAGAAGAAGTTCCGATTTACTCTGAACTACACCTCTGGCGATGAGAATCGATTAGTCTTCCGAGCAAGTCGGCTGAATGACAAGAAAGAGAACATCTTTCAGGAGCTGATTGAGACCAAACGTCTCCCTGCTGGGACTAAGCGGACTATCAACCTCGACATAGTTCTACCGGATAGCCAGTATCCACTATGGTTGCCATCTATCCAGGTCCCTTCGACCGGCCATGACATCCTGATCCACAGTCTAGAGGTCTACCCGACTCCCCCCGAGGGAATCGAGTTCGTCTCTCGAGCCGTTGGCGAAGGAATGGGCGGATCTATGCCCGATCTGATGGCCCCATCCCAGTGGGGAGACCTAGCTGTGGTGTTCTATGCGTCACAGTTCGGAAACACTGCTGCTCGTCCTCCTGCTGGATGGGTGGTCGCTATGCAGAATAATGCAGGCGGACGATCTGGCTACGTTGCCGTCAAGAAAGTGACCAGTCCTCAGGACACCTTGGGCGTGCAGTTTGGGGGAACTGTGGCCTCCGGTGCCAGGGAACGTGCTCTGATGATCATCGTTCGCGGCGTCAAGGATTTCGACATCCATACCTGGCAAGCAGGACTCCCCGAGATAGATTCGAAGCGTCTAGGACTGGTGGCTGGACAGTACCACGGGAACAAGAGCACTCCTCTGACCGACTGGCGAACCACCAAGAACAAGTGGAATGCCGGGACGAACTCCACGACCGACTCCTGGTCCGCCCTTCTTGTTGGTGAGACTGAAAAGATCACCGGGATCCCCAATGCAACCGCATGGGCTTGGGTCTATTTGACTCCGATGATCGATCCGGCGGCCCAGGAGGAGTCCAATCCTACTGTCGAGATCGTCGGAGCAGAGAGAGGGATCGTTACAGTATTCGAGGCTGACGATTCTGAGACTCCGGCTCATATGAGAGCCGTCCCTAAGGGCTATCCTGACATCGGAACCATGATTATCACTAAGGGATTCCTTGTGGCTCATCGTGGAGGGTCGGTAAGCTGGCCCGAGGCATCAATAAGAGCCTATACCAACTCTGTAATGTTCGGAGCAGGGGCCCTCGAGGTGTCTTGTCAGCGCTCGAAGGACGGAATCTGGTTCTTGAACCACGATCGGACCCTTCAGCGTACTGATCCAACCGCACCAAACACTCCCGTCACTGAAATGACTTGGGATGAGATCCGAAAGTTCAAGACTGTCGGCGAACCGATCATGAAGGTGGAGGATTACTTCCGGGCATATGGGTCGAGTCACATCACAGTCCTGGATCCGAAGTATTCGGCGACCAACTGGCAGGAGCTGAAGCAGTTCTTCCCGTCCGATGCTAAGAATCGGATCATCTGGAAGTTCTCTGTCGATGCCACATGGCTCGTCAATCAGTGGAAGGCTGACGGATGGAAGTGCTGGGGGTATTCATACCCAGATCATGTCGCTGACGGACGACTTAATGGGTGGGCAGGACCTTGGGACTACCTTGGAATGTCCTTCGAGGCAGACCAAGCAACCTGGACAAAGACCCTCGCCCTGGGTAAACCTGTCTGGGCGCACATCTGCGCCACAAGGGACCAGTACAACCAAGCAATGCAGAAGGGCGCCGCTGGGTGCATGGTCTCTGGCGTCGCCAACATCCTAACCGAGAGTCTAGTCTAGGAGAATCATGATCACGATCGAGAGTCAGGGCGATTGGAAGCTGACCAGGAACTGGTTCAATAAGATGACCAAGCTTGACCTGGCTCTGATCATGAATCAATTCGGTAGGGAGGGGGCGGCTGCACTCGCCTCAGCTACCCCCTCTCGTACCGGAGCCACAGCCAAGTCCTGGAGCTATGAAGTAAAGCGCACTGGCAACAACTGGAAGATCACTTGGACAAATTCCAACGTTAACAAAGGTGCCAACATCGCCGTCCTCATCCAATACGGCCACGGCACTCGCAATGGCGGTTACGTTGTTGGTCGAGACTACATCAATCCCGCGATCCGGCCCATCTTCGACAAGATCGCAGACAAGGCCTGGAAGGAGGTCACTAGGTAGTGGCAACTATTGACGAGCGGG